GAGTCCGACAAAGAACTAACAGCTTTTGTTGTCCAACATTGTGACCGCTGGCGTGATAGCCGTGACGAGAACTACTTAGAAGACTGGAAAGAATACGAGCGTATCTTCCGTGGTGTGTGGGCTTCTGAAGACAAGACTCGTGAGTCCGAGCGCAGTCGCTTAATCAGTCCCGCAACGCAGCAAGCAGTTGAGACTCGCCACGCTGAAATCATGGAAGCAGTCTTTGGTAATGGTGAGTTCTTTGACATCAAAGATGACGTGATGGATGTCAACGGCAACAAGATGGATGTTGAAGCAATCAAAGCATTGCTCAAAGAAGACTTAGAGCGTTACAAGATTCGTAAGTCTGTTGACCAGATTGAATTGATGGCAGAGATTTATGGTACTGGTATTGGCGAGATTATGGTCAAGACCGATACAGAGTACGTTCCTTCTACTCAGATGATTCCGGGCAGTACGCAAGCAGCGTATGGCGTACAAGAGAAAGAAGTATTCTTTGTTAAAGTAAACCCAGTTAACCCTAAGAACTTCTTGATTGACCCTAACGCTACTTCGATTGATGAAGCAATGGGTGTTGCGATTGAGAAGTTTGTCTCTATCCACAAAGTGGTTGAAGGAATGGAAAAGGGTATCTATCGCAAGGTAGACATTGGACCTACCGGTGTTGACGATGACTTAGAAGTAACGCAAGAAGTAGTCCAGTATCAAGATGACAAGGTTAAACTCCTGACATACTACGGATTAGTCCCTAGAGAGTACCTAGAACAGCTTGAGAACGAAGGAGACGAGGTAGTTGACCTATTCCCCGAGGACAGCACTGCAGACACCTACAGCGGGCTTGTAGAGGCTATTGTGGTCATTGCTAATGATGGACTGCTTCTCAAGGCTGAGAAGAATCCCTACATGATGAAAGACCGTCCTGTAGTTGCTTATCAGGATGACACTGTCCCTAATAGATTCTGGGGTCGTGGCACAGTTGAGAAAGCATACAATATGCAAAAGGCTATCGACGCACAACTTCGTAGCCACCTAGACAGTCTTGCTTTAACTACAGCTCCTATGATTGCGATGGATGCTACTCGTTTACCCCGTGGCGCTAAGTTTGAAGTGAAGCCCGGCAAAGCTATTCTCACGAATGGTAATCCTGCTGAGATTATGATGCCCTTTAAGTTTGGCACAACCAGCCCTGAGTCTGCAGCCACTGCTCGTGAGTTTGAGCGTATGCTTCTCATGGCAACTGGTACTTTAGATAGCCAAGGCATGGTATCACAAGCCACTCGTGATTCTTCTGGTGCTGGTATGTCGATGGCTGTTTCTGGAATTATCAAGAAATACAAGCGTACCCTAACAAACTTCCAAGAAGACTTCATGGTTCCGCTGATTAAGAAGGCTGCTTTCCGTTATATGCAGTTTGACCCTGAGCGTTATCCTTCTGTAGACTTGAAGTTCATGCCTACCGCTACACTCGGTATCATGGCTCGTGAATACGAACAGCAACAGCTTATTGGGTTGCTACAGACGCTTGGACCTAACACTCCTGTGTTGCCAATCATCCTCAAAGGCATTATCGCTAACTCCAGCCTATCGAATCGTGCTGAGATGGAACAAGCTCTTACTCAAATGTCGCAACCTGACCCACAACAAGCTCAAATGCAACAAGTTCAGGCTCAGTTGGCAATGCAAACACAACAAGCTCAGATTAAACAGCTTGATGCTAGTGCTGCTAAAGACATGGCAGATGCTCAAAAGACGATGGTTGAGGCTCAATTAGCTCCAAAAGAGGTAGAAGCCAAGGTTATTTCTGCTGTTTCTCGTAATTTACCAAGCCAAGACGATGAAGCCAACCGAGAGTTTGACCGCAGAGTGAAGATTGCTGAGTTAATGTTAAAAGAAGCTGACTTGAAAAACAATACTAAGATTGTTGAGTTGCAAATGTCTGACAAAGCTGCTACAATAGGAAAAGCAGAGGAAGACTTCTTGAATAACCTCACCTCTAAATTGTCACAATAATGGCGAATATCAAAGATTTTATCAAAAAGATAGGCAATGAGTCTGTTTCTTTAGAGGAACAGCAACAAGCCTTGGCTCAAGTAGAGAAAACTCTTGTTGATGCAAAGACTAAAAGAGAAGAATCTATTGGTAAAAACGTAGATTTAGTTATTTCTGCGTTAAAAACCATTGAATCTAAGCTAGAAGCTAAGTTAGCAGAACTAAACAATACTCCTGCTATGCAAGGTGTTCAAGGTCCTACTGGTAAAGCAGGTAAAGACGGAGTAGACGGTAAAGACGGTCTTAATGGTGTTAGTGGTACAGACGGTAAAGATGGTGTTAACGGAGTTGATGGTAAAGACGGTATTTCTGTTGTTGACGCTAAGATTGACTTTGATGGTTCGTTAGTTGTTTACTTGTCGGATGGTAATGAGATTGATTGCGGTCAGATTCTTTCTCCAGATGTTGCTCAGAACATTATTATCAGCAGCGGTGGTTCAGGAACTTCACAGGTTGTTACCGATACGTTAGTATCCTTGCAAACACAAATCAATACTTTAACAGGTATTGATGGAACACTCGGTACTATGGCACAGCAGGATGCCAACGCAGTAGCCATCACAGGCGGCACAATCAATGGCACTACTATCGGTGCTACTACCCCATCTACTGTAAACGCTACTACGATTACAGGACAGACAGCTAGGTTAAATGGTACTGGGCAGAATTTATTTACTTTTTCAGAGCAATTAAATAATGCCAATTGGGGAAAAACTGGTTCATCAGTATCAGGAACAAATACAACAACTGCTCCTGATGGAACTTTAACAGCCGATACATATTTAATTAGTAATACATCTGCACAACACTTTATATTTCAATCAATTACTTCAATAAACGCAACTTCTTACACTCTTTCGTTTTATGTAAAAAAGAACACTAGCGATTTTATACAATTATTGTTTTCTTCAGCAACATTTGGTTCAAACGCTTTTGCTAATTTTGACATAAATACTGGCGTACTGGGAACAGTTGGTTCTGCAACAACGGCAACTATTACTTCTGCGGGAAATGGATGGTATCGTTGTGCTATTACAGCACCAGCAACATCATCTGGCGCAGGCAATATGTCTTTAGCATTTATTCAAAATGCAACAGATGCCCGATTGCCAACCTATTTAGGCAACGGAACTGATAGCGTATATTTATGGGGCGCACAGTTTGAACTTGCATCTTCTGTTGGAACTTACATCCCTACAACCACTACAGCAGTCTACGGAACTCCTACCCTATCCTTTAGTGGAGTATCTACTATTGGACTAGAGTCTAATGGTGCTTTATTTGTACAACCAGCAGGAACAGGCGCATTACAAGCACAAGCTACTACATCTACTACAGCAGGTGGTAATGCTAGGGGTGCTAATGCTGTTGATTGGCAGATGTCTAGAAGTGGGGCTACACAAGTTGCTAGTGGCACTTATTCCGTAATTGCTGGCGGTACAACAAATAATGCTAGTGGATTTGGTGGTTTTATTGGAAGTGGATTTAGTAATACTAATTCTGCCGCTTCTTATGGCTTTTTAGGTTGTGGAACAGTCAATACTGTTTCAGGAAATAGAGCCGTTGTTGTTGGTGGTTCTACTAATACTGCGGCTGGTTTATATAATTTTATTGGTGGTGGTTTTACTAATAGTGGAACAGCAAATGCGGCAGTAACTACCCAAAGCGGCACAATGAACGCTACAACAGCTGTAACATTAAGTGGCTCTAATGCAAGTATTAAAGTAGGGCAATATATCACAGGCACTTCTATTGCTGGTGACACCTATGTAGCCGCCATATCAGGAACAAGCCTCACCCTTTCCCAAGTAGCATCAGGTTCATCTACAAGCACTCTATCTTTCTTTACTCCTCATGGAGTAGTAGTAGGCGGTGGTAATAACCAAGCTACAGGGGCATATAGTGCAATTTTAGGTGGTGGCGATGCTGGTACTGCGGCTAATAGGAATGTGGCTAGTGGGGATTGGTCTGTGGTATCTGGTGGTTGGAAAAATGTAGCATCTGGTGAAGCGTCATTTGTTGGCGGTGGTGGCTCTTTTGGGGGCGGTGTAGCTGGAAATACTGCGTCTGGCACTTCTTCTGTAGTATGTGGCGGTTACAGTAATGTAAGTTCTGGGACATCTTCTGCAATTGGTGGCGGTAATAATAATACGGCTTCAGGAACTAGAAGCACAGTTGTTGGTGGCACTTATGCAACTACAAGAGGAATTACGGGAAACACAATATTAGGAACTCCTGATAGGTCTATAGCAGGTTCTGCTGGTGTTTCTCAAGCTGGTTTACTTGTATTAGGAGTGCAAACTACCGATGCAACTGCTACAGCATTGCGTTCTAGCACAGCAGCCGCAGGAACAACAAACCAAGTAATACTACCTAACAACTCCGCTTACTTCTTTACTGGAGAAGTGGTATCAGGAGTAACTGGCGGTGGTAACACCAAAGGTTTCACTATCGAGGGTGTAATTAAACGAGGTGCTAATGCGGCATCTACAGCCTTGGTCGGAACTCCTACAGTCGTATCTACTTACGCTGATGTTGGGGCAGCTACTTGGGCTATTGCAGTCACAGCCGACACGACTAACGGTGGAATAACAGTTACTTTTACAGGGCAAGCGGCAACGACTATTCGTACAGTTTGCCAAATCCGCACAACCGAAATGACTTACTAAGGAGATTTACATGGCACTAAAACTAGCAGTTGAAACCCAATTTGGCGTACCAGCCCCCGAAGCCTACGCTAGAATCACGAACTTCTTTGGTACAAAAGACCAAATCCAAGTTCAAGTTGCAATCTATTACAACGAAGATGCTCGGCATGGCAACATGGCTACCGTCAAAGAGAACGCACATTACATCGCTATGGAAGATTTAGAAGGCGATTTAATCCCTGCAATCTACGCAGTATTAAAGACTTTTAGCGATTATGCTGGCGCAGAGGACTGCTAGTGGCTTTTGCTGATCAATATGTCGTATATGGTTATTGGGAATACGATTATTGCGTAGGAGATGTATTAGCAACAG